GAGGAGTCCTGTAGCCTCTCGCGCGCGCGGGCCCGCAGAAATCTTGGCCTCGGCCGTATGCTGGGACCATGCCGACCAGACCACACGCCAAGCCGATCCCGGTATCCGACATCGCCGGCCGGGACGAGATCTTGCTGCTGCTGTCGGCGGCGGCCCGCCGGGGGAACGTGCCGGCGATGCGGCTGCTCCTCGAAGAGCAGCGCCGTGACGGAGAAGCCCCAGCGGCCTCGAACGTCATCGACGAGATCGCAGCCAAGCGCTCGAAGACTGCGGCCGTCGGCTGAGGTCCGCCAGTTCCGTCGGTTCTGTTCCGAGCTCCGCACCGAGGATGGGGAACCGCTGGCGCTCTATCCCGAACAGCTGGAGGCGATCGGCCCGTACTTCGATGAGGCCACCGAGACCGTGGTCATCATGTGCAAGAAGGCGGGCAAATCCACCCTGATCGCGGCGCTGGCGATCTTCCACCTGCTCATCACCCCGGATGCGGAGTGCATCATCGTCGCTGCGGCGCGCGACCAGGCCGAGATCATCCTGCGGCAGGCGCTTGGGTTCATCCGTCGCTCGGAGTCGTTGCAGGCTCACATGCGTGGGATGCGCCGAGAGATCCAATCGCTCGACGATGGAGGGCGGATCCGGGTCATCGCCTCCGATGAGGACACCGCCGACGGTGTTCTGCCGACGTTGGCGATCGTGGATGAGTTGCACCGGCACCGCACCGGCGACTTGTACGGCGTGCTCCGCCTCGGACTTGGGCCGCGTCATGGGCGGATGGTGACGATCTCCACCGCCGGCGCGACGTTGGCCTCCCCGCTGGGGGAACTTCGGCGCAAGGCCTATGAGATGGAGGGTTTCACACGCGACCACCGCAGACGGCGGTCGTTCGTGCGCTCGCCCAACGGAGCGTTCGCGTTCCTGGAGTGGTGCCTCGACCCGGGCGATGACCCTGCGGACATGCAACTGGTCAAGCTGGTCAACCCCGCACCCTGGCGCACGGTGCGAACACTGTCCGAGGAGCACGATTCGCCTTCGATGACGCCCTGGCAGTGGCTGCGGTTCGCCTGCGGGGTCTGGACCGAGGGCGAGGAGCCCTGGGTCGATCCCGCGAAGTGGGACGCGTTGACTTCGACGGTCGAACTCGCCGAACCGTTCTGGCTTGGGGTGGGGCTCGGACACCGCGCCGACACCGCTGCGCTGGTGAAGATGGCGCTACACGAGGGCGAAGTGACCGTGCGCGCCGAGATGCTGACCGCAACCAGCCTGCCCCAGGTCGAATCGCGCATCCGGGAGTTGGCGCCGGCTCAGATCGTGTACGGGTCCAAGTTGTTCGCTCGTTCGGCGGACATGCTCGAAGCCGAAGGGTTCTCGGTGATCCAGTATCCGTTGACGCCGGAACGCCTCATCCCCGCATCGGGGACGCTCTATGGGCTGGTGGAGGAAGGCAAGCTGCACCACGACGGCGATCCAGAGCTCCGGGCGCAGGTCCTCGCGGGTCGGGTGAAGGAAACCGAGACCGGGTGGCGGTTCGCTCAGGACCCGACGCTGCCTCGTCCTATCGACGCGCTGATGGCGCTGGCGATCGGGGCGCACGTCATGCTCACCAGCGCACCCGAACCGCGCGCCTTCGCGGTGGCCTGGACCTAGACGCCGCTCGCAACCTGCGGGCATGAAACGACTACTCGCGTTGGCCGCCCTCGTGGCGCTGTCCGCTCTTTCGGTCCCCGCAACCGCACGACCGATCCCACCTCGCGTGCATCGTGGGACCGTCTGCAACACGCTGGGGACCGGGACATCCGTGCCGCTGTATAAGGAACTCTGCGTGCACGTCAACACCCGCGACATCACGCTGGGGACGCAGGTCGAAGCGCTCGTCACCGCGGCGAACCTGTCGAACGTGGATATGAAGATCGACTGGATACATCTCTACCGCGACGGCACTTTGACCAAGGACGCCGGGCCGACCGGATGGATGAGTGGCAGCGACAACAGCTTCTCGACCGGGTGGGCCAACTACTGCGGTGGCGGCGTGCAGGACTTCCGAGCGGTCGTTCGAGCCCGTATCCGCAAGGACGGTGCGACCAACCCCGGCCCGTATGAGACGTGGGATTCGTCCGTCGTCGCGCTCGGTGGTTCCGGGGTCTGCTAGCGACCTAGACGCGGTCAACACCCTTGGTTCGTGGGACTCCGTTCATGGTGGAAAGAAGCGATGGGCACCGGTGCGCCCGAGGTGCGAGACGGCTGGGGCGAGTGGGCGCATTTCTACAGCGATATGGGGTTCAGCTACCCACTCACCACGTACGGCAACTCCACCGGCACCACCGAAACGATCGGGACCGGGTTCACCGCCTACGTCCAGGGTGCGTACCAAGCCAACGGAGTAGTGTTCGCCTGCGAACTCGCTCGGATGTCGCTGTTCAGCGAGGGCCGGTTCCAGTTCCGCAGGTTCAAGGACGGCCGGCCGGGCGACCTATTCGGCAACGCCGCGCTGATCCCGCTGCACCAACCTTGGCCGGGAGGAACCACGGGTGACCTGATGGCTGGGATGCTGCTCGATGCCGACATGGCGGGCAACGCGTTCACGCTTCGTCAAGGCCCAAGGCTCCGCAGGCTGCGTCCCGACTGGGTGACGATCGTCTACGGCTCAGGTCGCGAGGACTCGACGATGTGGGATCTCGACGCCGAACTGCTCGGCTACCTCTACCAAGAGGGTGGACCGGGCAAGGGCAAAGACCCGGTGGCGCTGTTGCCCGAGAGCGTCGCGCATTTCGCCCCGGTCCCCGACCCATTGAGTCCTCATCGCGGGATGAGTTGGTTGACACCCGTCCTGCGGGAGATCCAGGCCGACTCATCGTTCACTTCGCACAAGAGCGCGTTCATCAACAACGGCGCGACCGTGAACCTGACGATCGAGTACGAACCCGAGATCACCAAGGAACTGTTCGAGTTCGCTGTTCAGTCGTTCAAGGACAACCACGAGGGCGCACACAACGCCTGGAAGACCCTGCACCTGCTCGGCGGCAAGGCGCACGCCATCGGCGCGGACTTCCAGCAGATGGATTTCACCGCCGTCTCGAACGCCGGAGCCGAGCGCATCATCGCCGACTCGGGTATCCACCCCGCCATCCTCGGTCTCGCCGGGGGTCTGCAGGGTTCCAGCCTGAACCAAGGCAACTTCGCCGCCGCGCGCCGGTTGACCGCGGACAAATGCCTACGTCCTCTGTGGCGGAACGTCGCCGGTTCACTCGCCAACATCATCGACGTGCCTTCCAGCTGCGAGCTCGCGGTCGACCTGCGGGACATCGCGTTCCTGCGCGAGGACGAGAAGGACGCAGCAGAGATCCAGGAGATACAGGCGCGATCGATCACGACCTTAGTGAACGGCGGATACGACCCGAAGTCGGTCCTTGACGCTATCGCCGCCGACGACATGACCAAGTTGGTTCACTCCGGGTTGCTGAGCGTCCAGCTGCAGCCTCCTGGCACCGCCGCATCGCCTCCGTCGAACGGCAAAGTCCTAGACGCGCCGACCAAGGTGACTCCATGAGCACGGAGACCGCATTCCCACGCGAAGACCTGTTCCGCGCCATCTACCCCGGAGTCGAAGTTCGGGATGTTTCCGATGGCGGTCCAGTCCTGTACGGGCACTTCACGAAGTTCGGGGAGTGGACCGAGATCAACTCGGAATTCGAGGGCCGATTCATGGAGCGCAGCGCGCCCGGAGCCTACACCGAGTCGTTCAAGCGCATGACGCCCAAGGTCACGCTGAACCACGGCAACGACCCGTCACTCGGCGATCAGATCCTCGGCGTGCCCACGGTGCTGCGAGAAGACGACGAAGGACCGTATTACGAGGTGCCGACGTTCGATGGCATCCCGCCGCTGGTGATGAGCGGCCTGCGGGCCGGCGCTTACGGCGCGTCGTACCGATTCCACGTCGAAGACGAAGAAGTGGTGCGGAACCCGGAGCGTTCCGAGCACAACCCCGAGGGTATCCCCGAGCGCACGATCACCCGCGCGCGGGTGCCTGAGTTCGGGCCGGTGACGTTCCCCGCATTCGCGGGCGCGACGGCGGCTATCCGCTCGCTCACCGACAAGTTCCGCCCCCACGACTTCGACGACGAACTCGCGCAGATGGTCAAGGACCACCCGTCCGACCTCGCTGCGCTGATCCAGCGCTCGCTGGAGCCCAAGCCCGAGGCGAAGCCACCCAAGGCCGCGCCCACGACCCCGAACAGGTTCCGTACCCGAGAGGAGTTCTTGCAATGGATGTGACAGAACTCAACGAGCTTCGCTCCATCGAGGAGTTGAGCAACCACCAGAAGGGGGTCAAGGACCGCATCTCAGAACTCAACGAAGAGTTCAGCGGTCTTCCCTTCCCTCCAGAGGTTCGCGAAGAGTACGCGGGCCTCGTGGAGACCAACGAAGAGATCGACAAGCGCGTCACCGAACTCGACAAGCGTGAGAAGTACGTCGCCGCGATGGCGTCCGACTCCGAGCGTACGCAGTCGGCGGTGCCCGAGATCAGGGTAGAGCGCCCGAGTATCAAGGAACGCGACATCTATGACACGTCCTCGGTGCGGATCGATCCCGACAACCCCGAGCGTGGGAAGCAGGAGTACCGCGATCGTGCGATGCGTGCCGTGGAGATCGCCCACTTCCCCGAGGTCATCGGTCAGGAACGGGCACAGAGCCACATCGCTCGCCTGCTCGATGAGTACGACACCGCCGACGGGTCGCTCGCTCGGCGCATCCTGAAGACCGGCTCACCGCAGTACCGCGCGGCCTTCCGCAAGTGGATGACCGGAGTCCCGATGTCGAACGAGGAACAGCGTGCGTTCTCGCTCGGTACGACCGGGATCCCGATCACGTTCACCCTGGACCCGACGATCATCCCCGTGTCGAGTTCAGTGGTGAACCCACTGCGGGCCATCTCGAACGTCGAGTCCATCGTAGGGTCGAACGAGTGGCGCGGCGTGACGGCAGCGGCCATCACCGCCTCGCGTGCTGCTGAGGCAGCGGTCGCCACGGACAACACACCGACGCTGGCCCAGCCCGCGATCGTGTGTTCGCGTGTCCAGGCGTTCGTTCCGTTCTCGGTGGAATCCGAGGGGGACTGGCCCGGCATGGACGCCGGACTCGCGCGGCTTTTCGCAGATGCGAAGGACGACGAAGAGGCGACGGCGTTCGCTACCGGTAACGGTACGCCGCCCAACCCCTTCGGTGTGGTCACCGGAGCGACCGGCACCACGGCCGCAGCGACCGGCCTTACGGTCACCGCTGCGAACCTGTATTCGTTGGAAGCGGCGCTCGCGCCCAGGTTCCGTCCACGCGCACAGTTCGTGGCGAACCGGGCGATCTACAACATCATCCGAGCGCTGGACACCGCAGGAGGCGCGCAGCTGTGGCTCCGTGTCGGTGAACTGATGGGCAACTCGCCCGCGAGTGCAGGCGGCAACGGCAACACGGGCCTGCGGCTCTTGGGTTACGACGTCAACGAACTGTCGACGATGAGTGCCACCGTCGTGAACGCCACCAAGATCATGCTCCTCGGTGACTTCTCGATGTTCAAGATCATCGACCGGGTCGGTATGAACCTCGAACTGATCCCGCAGATGTTCCAGCAAGCCACCGCCGGTGCCGGCATGGGTATGCCCACCGGTCAGCGCGGAGTGTTCGCCTGGTGGAGGAACGGTTCCAAGGTGCTGGACCCGGTCGGGTTCCGCGCGCTCACCGGAACCACCTAAGCCAGTCAGGACGGTAGGTCGGGGGCTTCGGCCCCCGGCCTCCTCCCCACGAGAGGAGGCACGCATGGCATCGAGAACGCCGCACCCCGCACCGAAGGGACCAGTCCCACCGACACCGCGTGGCCCGATCAACCCAGTGAAAGAGAAGCCACTGTCATGACCACAGCGAAGCCGAAGTACTACCGAGCACGACATTCCTTCGGGGTGGTCTATGACGGCGAGCAGATCACCGTGCATCCCGAAGACGGTGCGATCCCTGCGAGCTCGCCGCTGCTGAAGCAGTTCAGCAAGGCGGCGATGGAAGAGCACTTCGAGCCAGTCACCAGCTTCGGTCGCTGGGATGTCGAACAGGCCACCGCAGCACCAGGAGAGAAGAGGGGGGGCTGACCTATCGCCACGCTCCAGCTCTTCGGGAAGTTCGCTGCGAACGCCCTCGGTGGCGAGTCGGCGTCCGATGCGGGTCAGATGGACCTGCTGTCAGACACGATCAAGATGACGCTGCACACCGCCACGTATACGCCGAACATCGACACCAATGAGGCGTTCGCCGACGCGACGAACGAACTCTCGACCGCGAACGGCTACACCGCCAACGGTGTGACGTTGACGACGAAGACGATGGTTTACAACTCCACCGGCAACGTCACCACGTTCTCTGCTGATGACGTGTCGTGGACGGCATCCGGTGGATCGCTGGTGTTCCAGTACGCCGTGCTGCATGACGACACCGTAAGCACAGGGCCACCCGTCAAGCCGCTGATCGGCTACATCGACTGCGGCGCGCAAACGATCACCACCGGGAATACGTTCACCATCGACATCACGGCGGCCGGGCTGTTCACCGCGACGGTCACGTAGGGGGGCCCTATGGTCCCCGACGACCTACTCATAGCACGCGATTCCTGGAACGTCGATCGGGCCAGTCTCGCCGATGCTCGGGTGCAACTGTCCGCCACCCAGGCCGACCTCGGGGCTTCCCAGGTGCAGGTGGCCGCGCTGTTGGCTCAGGTCGATTCCCTCGAAGCCGCCCTCGCGGAGTGTGAAGGAACAGACCCTCCCGACCCACCTGACCCACCCTCGACGTGGCGTGACCCCTCCGGCTGCTGGGTCATCCGACAGGGCTACCCCTACCCCGCCACGATCACGGGGCTGAACGACCCCGGCATCGTCGGGTTCGGCCCGCGTATCTACGTCCGCGACCTGCTGCCGGCCTCGGGTCAGTTCAACCCCGCTCCCCTCACTGATGCTTTGAACAAGGCCGCAGCGCTGGGCAAGAAGATGAAGCCCCGCACAATCTGGGGTCAATACACACCGAGCTTCGCCATCGACCGCGTGGGATCAGATGGCGCCCCGATCGCAGGGCCGAAGTTCTTCGCCGCCTACCGCGAACTCGCCGAGCACATGGCGACATGGGCCGCAGACAAGCCCTCGGTCCCGATGATCGACCAGGGCTGGACGTCGCTGAACTACTCCGAACTGTATTGGGGTCCGTCCGTTCGTGCGCTCATCTCTGAGTCGCAGTTCATCGCCGACCACAAGAAGCTGATGGATATCTCGCTAGAGGTCTTCGGGCCTCTCGGGATCCCGGTCGGCTTCGGGCTTTCCGGTCACGGACCCATCGTGAACATCGTCAAGGGTCTGAGCGAACACGCCCTCGGCAAGCAAGGGCTCTACGTTCAAGCGAACGGCTTCGCTCCCGGTGGGGAGTGGGGCGGTCAACTCGAACCCGAACTGGACGCCCTCGTGTGGACGAAGCCCCTGCAGTTCGGACTGCAGGACATCCACCCCGTGAACGGCGGGGCGAGGACCACGGCGCAGATCGACAACATGTTCGACCGCGCAGAAGCCCTCGGAGTGACCTACGTCGAGAACTACCCCGAACAGTGGCTCGCTCAATACAACCAAGCCGGCGCGCTCGCGCGATTCAAGGAACGTCTGGTCGCTTTCGACGGGGCGTAGGGTGAGGGTCTTCATACCCCTCACCGTGCTGGCCGTGGCAGTGGCCCTGGTGGTTCCCACTTCCGCACAGGCGCGACGCGATCGAACCAGCGTGGTGTTCGCGTCCGGTCTTTCGGCCACCATCAACGTTCCGGCGTCCGGGTGTCCGTGCCCCGTGGTTATCCTGATACACGGGGGTTCGTGGAAGGCGGGATCTTCCGCAGATTGGGGCAAGGATCGGACGCTGTTCACCGAGCCCGCCTACGGCTCCTGGGTCACGATGGCGATCAACTACCGCCTAGCGCCTGCCTTCCACGCTCCGACCCAGGAGAACGACGTACGCGCCGCTGTAGCGTGGGCACAGTCGCATATCGCCGCATACGGGGGAGATCCCAACCGCATCGTGTTGCTGGGCTCATCCGCCGGGGGGCAGATAGCTGGTCTCATCGCGAACGACCCTGGTGCGGTCAAGGCTGTTGCGCTGTGGTCTCCACCATCTGAGTTCAACGCGGAGTGCGCTCCGTTATGCGAGGAGATGGCGGACTACCTGGGGCCGGCCGGGGATTGGTCCGCTGCCGATCCTCGCAATGGCATCAACGTCGACACTGTCCCCACCCTTCTTGCGAACGGCATCAACGAAGCCACCGTGAAGCTCGCCTCGACGCAGGCATGGGCCGATGCGCTCACGGGGCCTCATCTGTTCCTGCGGGTCCCCACCGACGAACACGCCAAGGGATATGAAGCAGTCAAGATGGGTGGCAGGTCTGTGCGGTGGCGGACGATGGCTTTCCTGCTGGAGCAGGTGACGTAGTGGCTATCGCTGCCGCATTCAGAGGCACCCCGCTCGCCACTACTGCGAACGCCTCGCCGTACACGATGACGGACGGCGGTACACCGTCGAACGGCATCATCCTGCTGGCCTGGGTGAGTCATTCGGGCGGTACGGCTATCACCGGGTTCGATGGATACGGGCAGACCTGGACCAAGATGGGGGCCGAACCCGCGGGAACCCTGGAACTCTGGGCCTGCATCACGGCTTCTGCCACGTCCACGGCTCCGGTGCTGACGGTGAGCGGGTCTCCTACGGGCGCGTTCATCCACATCATCGAAGTGACTGGGGCTTATGTCTCTGGTTCGATCTCGGACGCCTTCGAGGAACAGAGTGCGGGGGTCTACGTCGCCGTCGCCACCGATGCCGGGACTCCTACCACGCTGTCTGTGACCCTGCTATCGCCGGCGAACGCAGCTAACCGCCCGTTCGCTGCGTTCAAACACGCGACGAACGAGGCGAAGACGCCACGCGCGAGCTGGACCGAGCTGACCGATCAGAACTACAACAGTCCACCGCGAGGTCTAGAGTCCCAGTACCGCAGCGACACGCACGAGACCACCGCATCGGCAACATGGGCGACGGGCCTTCCTGCGCAGGCCATCGCCTGCACGATCCGGGAGGCTTCCGCTCCTCCTGGTGGTGGGACAACGGTGGAGGTTACGACGGCCGGCGCGGTCACCTTCACGGGCTCCACCGTTCTCCTCATCCAGACCCAGGCGCTGGCGGCCGGCGCGGTCACGTTCGCCGGTCAGACCGTCAACTTCCTGAAGATCCAGACGCTCACCCCCGGAGCAGTGACCTTCACGGGTCAGACGGTCAACATCGGCGGGTCTGTCGTCGTCGGTGTTACTCCCGGTGCAGTGACACTCACGGGCCAGACGGTGTTGCTGCGGCAGTCCCAGGCCCTCACCCCAGGAGCAGTGACGTTCGCCGGTCAGGCCATTCAGCTGCGTACGTTCGTCCCCGTCACCCCTGGGGCGTTGACGCTCGCGGGCCAGACGGTCGCGTTGCGCCAACTGCAAGCCCTGACACCCGGCGCGGTTACCTTCACGGGTCAGACGGTCAACGTTCCGTCGAGTGCGACGATCCTGACCGTTGTCCCCGGCGCGATCACCTTCGCCGGCCAGAGCGTGACCGTACCGCCGCCTGTGGTGTTCTACATCATCAGGTTGCATGGGGTGCACCGACCGGTAGTGGAGTTGGCCGGAAGGCACAAGCCACTCATCGAGTTGAGGGGCCGGTCGGTGTCGGTCGGACCTTGACCGCGCCAGCAATCTCATGGGTGTGAAGATCGCTGGCGAGTCGCCCATCACCAAAGCCAAGGGGTGGTTCACCGGAGAAGACCAGACGCTCCGCTGGATCATCGACGATGCTTCCCAGGACGTCGTTGACATCTCCGGCTGGACGATCCAGTTCCGCATGTCCGCGACCGCTACCGGTACGTCGGTCCTGACCAAGTCGGCGACACTCACCGACCCCACGAACGGGGTCTGCTCGGTGGCTATCCTCGCCGCCGACACCCCGGCGTTCACACCCGGTGTCTACCACTACACGCTGAGCCGTATCGACGCTGGGTCGAACCAAGTCCTGTCGCACGGCACCGCTGTGCTGCAGGGCCGGGTCGCCTAGTGGGTTCGTTCCTGCCCAACGGGGTCTACGTGCCCGACATCGGTGAACCCTCCGGGTGGGGCGATGAGATGAACGCGAATCTGGGGCTGCTGGACACAGCCGTCGGGGACATCGCGTCGAGCCTGGACAGCACGGTAGGTCCGGGATCGACCACGAGAGCGGCGGTGACGCTCGCCAACTGCGACTCGAAGACCGCGGACGGCCCTCTCTCGCCTGCGGCGGTCTGGTATGCCGTCGGAACCTATACCTCGTTCGTGACGAGCGCCGGGGATGTGCCGACAGGTTTCGGAGGCAGTTCCATCGCTGTATTGAACTGGAATCTGAACGCCGGGGATGTGTATTCCACCAGCTCTTCGATGCGGCTGGCCTGTTCGCTCGGTGCTGACTATGTGTTGCTTCCGGGTCAAGGTGTGCTCACGTTCGCGATCAAGGGCGTGGCGAAGCGGAACCATTTCGAGGTGGTGGTTTCAGACCAACCGTGGAACCCGACAGGCGGGGACTTCGGGCTGGGGGACTTCGCTACCGCTGGCGTGCTGCAGGCCTACCCGCTGGCGTATGAGAGGGCCAGCCTCGGCAACGGGTGGGCACGGGTCTACGTTCCCCTGACGGGGCTCACGTCGCTGCGGAGTTTCGGACTGTGGAACCGCGGCTGGTCTTCCGGTGACACGGAGAAGGTCGATATGCGCATCGACCGCGTGCAGATCAAAGAAGCTTCGGAGCTGGAGTACGCGCTCGCCGCGTCCGACTCCGGTGTGATCGTTCCCAAGAACTACGTATCGAGCATCACGCCCTCGAACTACATCTACAAGTCGGCCCCTGGTGCGAACACCGTCATCGACCTACGTACCGATCGGCGCGTGGTCTACGGCGGCGGTGGGAAGCGCCATATCCGTGAGGCATTCTCCGGGTCCGAGGACGGCTCCGTAGACGCTGGCATCGCGCTCACCGAGGCTGTGAGTGCACTTCGCAAACACAGCCTCATCGAGTTCCCGGCCGAAGCGGTCTACTCCACCAACAACCCCCTAGATCTCCAGGGCGTGCGGGACATCATCATCGACGGGCAGGGCTGCACGCTGCAGAAGTCCATCGACGGGACCGGCGTCCCGAACGTTCGCCTCATCGACTGTTACAACGTGGAGCTACGAAACTTCCGTATCATCGGGTACGACGAGAAGACCATCCTGGGCAACGAGATGAACGTGATCGCGGGGACCTGTCCCACGGTCGGCACCGCGAAGACCCTCAGTACGCAACTGGATGAAGTCTCATCGGGTAAGTCGTTCTTCGGTCGTTTGGCCGATGGTGGGATCCGATCCCGCATCAGGCTATCGGACACCGCGCAGGTTCCCCAGGATGTTCGTGTAGACCTCGTGCGTGACTGGGACGGCATGGTGCTAGGGTCGCGCGTCCTGACGCTTACGAATACCCCCACCGACTACACGGTCGATGCTCCCAACGTCGCCATCCTGCACGAGATGTTGAGCTGGCGCATCCGCAAGCTCACCGCCACTGTGAACACCATCACGGTGGATCGTGCCATCGTCGTGAACCAATGGGCTTCACCCGGTGGCGGGGGAACGGACGAGAACGAGATCGGCGTGTTGTTCACCGACGACACCGATGAGTGCCGGCTGAAGAACATCACGTTCGAGGGGATCCCAACCTATGCGTGGAACGTGCGCTGCGCGGAAGGGTTCGGTTCGGACATCTACATCGAGGACACGGTTGCCCGCGTTCTGGCGGTGCAGGGCGTGGCGGTCCT